GCTCTATCGCTGTCTTTTAATAATACCCCATTTTGTCCTATTTTGTCAAGGATAGAATTTTCTATACTTTCTTTAGTATCCTCTGTTCTAATATTAAAATCAGCAGTATACCCATAAGCTCTTATTTTAACATTAAATAGTTTTATCATTTTTATCTTTCTATCAGATTTAAAGGGCCCCATAAAGAGGCCCTAAAAATAAATAATGCTTATATATTAAGCACCTGCTGTACCGTAGATACCTCTAGGGTCAGACCAGCCGAAGCTGTATCTTTCTCTAGCTTTATATCTAACGTTACCTGTTTCGAAATCACCTTCCATCGATGTTTTGATGGGAGCTCTTTCAAAATATTTTAAGCCATTTGGAGCATCTGTCTTGATAAAGAATGCATCAGAGTCAGTTAAAAAATGGTTTACAGTATAACCCTGAGGAACCATTCCCATGTCTTTGATTGCATTGATATCATTATCTGATGTTCCAACTCTTCCAGCAGATTTCATTAATCTGTCAGCTGTGAATTGTAATGCAGAAGGAATAATTAATTTTAATCCTTGAGCAGCAATTTTTAAACCTCTTTCATCAGTGAAAGCAGCGATATCAATCAATGCTTGTTCTAATGAAGTTTCGTTTAAGTCAGCAGCTGTAGCTAATGTATTGCTAAAAGTACCAGCCAATGTTGGATGAGACGTTGAACATAACGCCACTCCATCACCACCTAGATAATTTGTATTAAACGCGTTGTTTAATACGTTGGCAGCATATACTTGTTTAGTATTCGCCATAGATCTTGCTAAAGCTTTTGTATATCTAGATGCAAGTCTATCATACAAGTTGTCTTCAATCGCTTCTTCAGTGATTGCAAACGCTAAAGCAATAGTATTATGCGTATACCTTGCAGTGAAAGTTTCTTGAGCTTGGTCATAAGACACTCCAGAACCTTCCGCTTTTACCGCAGCATTACCAAAACCTGATAACATTACTTCTTCTTCGAATGCTCGATCAGAAGTTTCTTTATCAAATATTTGTTCATGCTCGTTTTCATATCTTTTATATTCCAGTCCAAACAGAGCGTTTAAACCTGGTTCTAGTTCTTTAACTAGTTGTGATCTTGAGATAGCCATAGTTTATATTCTCCTTATAGAATTAATGAAGATGCTTTGATTTTTACAACAAAGTCTTCATTAGTATTACCTTCTTCGTTTCCGATGAAAGGTGATACTGAAATAGGACGCAGTTGACCTGTCGTTGAAGATCCCATGTTTAAGTATACACCTGATATTCCTGTTACAGAACTACCAGCTGCATGCAATATACCATAAGATGTTGCAAGAGCAGAATTACCTGCTGCTGTCCCTGTTGATTTTACCAAGTACAGTTGATTTGGATCATCAATTACATACGCGTTGATGTTACCTTGAGTGACATCAGTTTGTACGTAAAAGTTTTTCCAAGTTGGTTTACCTGTAGTTGGACTAACATCTATCAAACAACCATTAAATACACCTAGTATTGTAGTAGTTGCAGAAGATGTAACTGGTACGACAGTACCCGAAGTACCAAGACCTACAAGGTCACCTTGATATACAGATGTTGATGCGTTATCAAATATTCTGTACGGTGATTGTCCGCCTGGTGCTGGGTTACCATCAACCTTGCCTAGTGGTCTTAGACCAAAGGCTGCCGTTGTGTTAGCCATGTTATTTTCTCCTTATTAGTTTTTTTAAAACTTTGTTGGTTAGGAATTACTAAATAATTAGTTTTTCTTTGAGCCACCAAAAGTTACACGAGTCTGCCTCTCATTACTGATTGGCATACTTGGATGCTGTTCCTTCATAGGATCGTTTGCAACTGCTTCTTCTCGTTCTTGAGTTCTTTTTGTAAAATACTCTTCACGAGATTTTGCGATCTCCTCAGGTACCCTAGCCAGCAATAGGCCGCCAACTCCGATCACTCCTGCGTGTTTGCCGTCTTTGACTTGTGGATAATCTGATTCGGGATATTCATCAGCTCTCACTAATTCGTATCCTGATCTCAATCTGCCTGCGACATTTTTAGTGTCATCAAAGCCTAATGATTCAGCTCTTATCCATCTGTGTCTAAAGCCTTGCGGCGCAGGTGGTGCATCTAAAGATGATGGTGGAGTCCAAACTTGTGGTCTATTTGTTTTAGACCTAGTTTCACTCGCACGGGAAGTCTTAATTGTTTTGTTTTCGTTTACCATATGCCTATACCTCCTTCGTGATATTTAGTTGTTTCGCATACTCTTCTAATGGCACACCTAATTTTTTAGCAATAGCTACCTGAGAGGGTGTGAGTCTCACAGTTTTGCGACCTGGTTTTGTACTTCGCTTCGATGAAGCTACTGTCTGTACCGGTTTAGTCGATTCCGTAGCATTACTTGTACCAAATTTATGCGGAAACTCAAGTCTTATTCTCTTGTCAATTTCTGCATAATATTCATCAGATTTAGGGTCATAACCTTCA